CACGCTGAAGAATAACTCTTTACACATGTACCTCTACCAAGCGCTTCTTCATAGTCTGGTGCGTTTTCGTCTAGAGTATACGTACGCATTCCTCGACCACATTTATCCGCTTCAGAACCATCGAGGAAGACACCATCTCTCGTACACGGCCCCTCGATCCATGAATCACCTTTACAAGGTTCGTCACATACTACACTACATGGTCTAAAGTCGGATTCACATTTACCAGCACCAATCGCTGCTTGGTATCCCGGCGCATCTGGGTTGAGCACCCATTCTTCGACTCCTTCACCACATTTTCCGATAGTTCCATCTAAGAGTTCCCCCGTCTGTTTATTGTGACAAGACTTCTTCTTGACATATTCAGTTCCGCTACAGTCCGAAGGTTCTATCCTAGTAAGCTGGGGTACACCATCTACAACTTTGTACTCAAAAGTTGGCTCACCCTTATACATTTTGTAACCCATATAGGCTACGACTGTCATTACTGGTAACATCACGAGTAGTAAGAGTAGTAATGTACCACCCCCACCTCCTGGAGATTGGCGAAATCTATAACCCCGATCCATACCTACTAGACACTTAGAAAAATAGTTCGTCCCTATGGTAGTAATGAGTAATGTTTGGAAAGTCCACAACTTTATCGTCAAAGCAAATGCCCCCAAAACAGACTATGAAAAACTTAAGAGAAAAATAAACCGAACAACGTTAGGTTACGGAGCGGTGCTTACATCAACCTATTTCATTACACAGGGTGCCGATCATGGTGTATCTGCGACATTGGGTGTTGCAACATCTCTAGCTTATATCAGTCTTCTCGAAAATCACGTCGACAATATTGAAAAGTCATTATTTCAGAAACAGTTGTTGCCACCCGTGTGTACAGCTGTTTTTGAAAGCATGTGGAATCACGCACCATTTGGTTTTGATTTTGATTATGGCGCAACTTTTGTTGGATTCTTGGCGTATAAAATTGCCCTCCTCACAGTTATATATGAAGAAGTTGCAAAGATGATGATTACAGAACCAGATAAAAATCAAATTTCACCATTAGATTCTTTCGATGAATTTATTTGAAGAACACCCAAGCGCGTTAATACATTTGTAAGTTCTTTTTTGGGTGCATCCCTAATAATAGCATATAAATTAAACTCGGGTTTACCCGTCTCAACACTCCACGTTATCTTATCTTTGTAAAAAGTGTTACACCATTTACATTGATAAGAAGCTGTACTATCCCCACCGATAATGTGGGGTTCAAAATGCCCCTTTTCAAATTTACAAACGTTTCCAAACTTGTCGTTTTCTCCATCTTTTACACCGCATGTGAAACATTTTTTAATACCATCTTGATTTTGAACAATCGCTTTTCGCTTTGGATTGATATTTTCGGTTGGAAATGGGCATCGCATAAGTCTTTGTTTTGGTTTCAAAGTTTTCATATGAGCCGATGTCATGAATGGAAAACCATACTTATAATAAACTTCGCGGGGTCTCTCTCCACCCCAACCACGATTGTCTGTGAGTTTACAATCTCGTTCTAAATCTTCGATATTCAATATCTCATTGTAACAACCAAGATTAAGTAAATGTTTAATTACTAATAAATTTGAAGATAATTGTTTTCCATTCAGAGAAAATATATCAACTTTCCATTTTGTAAAATCCCAAACTAATTCAGACAATTCAATATTCGTTTTTACGTTCATTATATGTTGAAGAATAACATAAAGTAAATGTATATTATAGCACTTTATAGTTATATCTCCATAACTGAATAAAATCTGATAAGATCTTTTATTCGGTGTAAACTCACACGAATATTGATTCTCAAAAACTGACACATATATTACTTCATTTGCATTGTGAATATTATATGTCTCAGAATTATATGATACCTCTATGTTTGTAGGCATTTGGTGCGTTAGATCATAAATCATACTTGTAGTAATTTAGTTATTTAATTTTAAGTAGTTTTGTGACACAAGTTCACGGACAATACTCTCTATAACGCGTACACATACGCTATTTCCTATGTGTTTATATGCAACACCAGTTGAACTATGTTTTTTAAATGTTTTGGGAAACGCCATAAGACGATAACATTCGTCAAGAGAGAGCTTTCTGACTTTATTTTTATCACTATCGTAAATGTGATATCTTCCGGAAGACTCGGAAGCTGATAGTGTGGGATGTGTACCCTTTGTGCTATAAATCCGCATGGGTTGTTTATGAACACGTGAGAGGTGTTCAGTATTTTCCCGCGTTCCCGCTTTACGTATATTTCCTTTGATGTAACCATTAAATACCAACCCGCTTTTTGATTGTTTTTTTACAAGTGTATCATCGAGAATAATATATTTATCATCATCTATGTAAACGTCATCTTCACAATCTTCGAGAATATCTTCAATTGCTGAATGATTACATATAGACTTTAATGAACTAAAATCAAATTCTTTTTCTAAACATGCGATAATATATACACGCTCTCTATTTTGTGGTATACCAAAATTTTTAGCATTCAAGACGCAGTGGGAAACATGATACCCCCGAGATTTTAAAGTTTCTTTTATGACTTCAAAAACTTTACCCTTTTCGATGGTTACTAAATTTGCAACATTTTCAAGAAAAATGCATGACGGTTTGTGAAAATCGACAATCTTGACAATTTCAAAGAACATGTTGCCGCGGGGGTCATCAAATGCTTTGGCATCTTTCCATTGTGCAATACTAAATGGTTGACATGGAAACCCACCACATAGCAAATCGAACTTTGGTATATTTGGAATATCTAATTGTGTTATATCACCCATTGGTTCTATATCATAGTTATCCTTGTAAACATCGCGAACTTTTGGATCTATGTCGGATGCCATAACACAATCAGCACTTGAAATTACATTTCGAATCCCTTGATGGAAACCACCTATTCCACAAAATAAATCCACAAATTTCATGGTCATGGTAAATTAAGAGTCTATTTTTTTAAGTGGGTCAGGGGATTTTTCAACGTCCCCGTTAGTTATAACATTATCATAAATAATTATAGGTTCCATTCATATAAAATGAAAAAAACATCTTTAATTAGATTTATTAAGCTTCCGAATTGTACCAGTCGCAATATATTCGTCAATCTTATTCGCAACACCTTTACCAACACCGGCAACCTTGTGAGGACCTTGGGAAATCTCTGTACCATTCGTCACTTCAAAGTGAAGTTTGCGGATAGCCTTAGCAGCCTTTTTGTAAGCTTCACTCTTGTGGGGATTTTCCTCTACGTCTGCAAGTAACGCCAATTGATCCGCAATATTCTCATTTGTAGTGAATGTCTTGACCACCTTAATTTCCCCAGTTTCAAGGAATTCATTTACTTTTCTTACGATACTCTTACCAATCCCATATAGATGAGAAAGTTGCTCACCATGGGTTACTTTGAAATCAAGATGATATATGATGTTAGCCGCTTTCTCATAGACAGCTTTCTTAAATTCATTTTCTTCCTCTTGGGCGAGGTCATCAAAAGCTTCCGTGAGGGGCAAATTGTAGCAGACAAAATAGTTATCATCTGAGTCAGAGGCAACAGATTCCTCATCACTCACTTCAGCATATTGGAGCATAGTTTCGTACTCAAGAAGGGCTTTTTCTTCTTCACATTGTTGAAGGCGCTTCTTGAGATCGGCGTTTTCCTTTTCAAGGTTGGCAATGTAGGTGGCAATAGATTGAGAGTTCATAGTTGAGAGTTGTGTGACTTTTTGGGGTGGGTCGGGTGACTTAGGCGCGCGATTTAATGATGGGTATCCCGTACCCCAATTCTTCTACGAGTGGGTTGTTTTTGTAGTCATTTTTGTAGTGAATCTTCTTGACTCCACTACTCGCGAGAGCCTTGTAGCAATTGAGACAAGGGTAGTGTGTGATATATGCTTCAGTGCCATCTATGGAGACACCCCGCTTAGCCGCATCCGTGACGGCATTGATTTCTGCGTGAATCGTTGCTTGTTCGTGACCATCCCTCACAATTGAGGTGTGATTAGAACCACCGAGGAAGCCATTGTAGCCCATACTTATGAGACGATTGTTCTTTACAAGGACGCATCCCACGTTGAGTCTATCACATGGCGATCTGACCGACGCGAGTTCTGCAGTCTTCATGAAATATTCATTCCATGAGATACGATTGGTCATATATATATCTATTAGCGTAAATCTTTATCCGCTGTGTAATATGTTTTCCCTTTTGTGACAAAACTATGAACCCTCGCGTACCCCCACGCTTGTGGAGAAGCTCCCGGACGATGCCCAGTTCTCCACGCAGCGAGACCTCTGTTATATACCGTTTGAAGTGTCTTGAGGGGTATCTTTGTAGCCTTCGCTATCTCTGGGAGGGACTTGACACCTGGATACTTCTTTCTAAATCGTTGGGTATATGAAGATGTGCGAGTCTTTACACCCTCATCCGTCTTGAAATCCGCGTAATCCTTCTTGAGCATCTTTTTGTAGCGAGTCTCCACAGACTTTAGGGTTCTGAGACCACGAAAGTATTTGAGGGGTGCATAGATTTTACCCTCGGTTCTGCGCAATTCCCTAACCTTTTTAGATATTTCCTGATCAGTGAGAGGCATCTTAATTATTATGTAGATTTAATTCAATGGATTGGGGTGAAGAAAAACCAATTCCAGAAGATGAGAGATCCTGTAACATTTTCTGTAACTGCTGTTTACTAAGTTCTATGACGGGATTAATGGTTGGTGGTGTGATGATAAAAATGTATTATGCTGGTTATTTGTGACGCAGATACTTTACAGCTTCTAGAATGTTTGAAAAAATTTTGTTACCAAAACGAACTCTACCCGACTTTGCCGACACCCACCCCTTGTGTCCATCGTAATAACACCTTTGAATGTCAACCATTATAAAAACAAAAGATTATTTTAAAAGAAAGGTAAGAATGGGTCTGACAATTATTATGGGAAATATGTTTTCAGGTAAAACTTCAGAACTCATTCGCCGACTTAAGCGTTACAAAGTTATCGGTAAAAAAATTGTGGTCATAAATTCAGCGAAGGATACGAGATCTCCTGAGGAAGTTCTCAAGACCCACGATGGTGTTGAATTTCCGTGTCTCAAAGTTGAGCATATTTCTCATTGTATCATCAAAGAATCATTCTGTAATGCCGATATCGTAGCTATAGATGAAGCACAGTTTTTCTCAAACCTTCAAGAATTTGTACAAATGTGTCTCTTCCTTAAAAAATCAGTCATCATGGCAGGTCTTGATGGAGATTACAAGCAACGAAAGTTTGGAGAAGTCATTGATTGTATTCCGTTGGCGAGTGATGTTGTAAAGTTGTCGGCTCTCTGTATGGACTGTAAGAATGGAACACCTGGACCATTTACGAAAAGAATCGTTCAAAGTGATAAACTTGAACTCGTGGGTGGTAATGAAAGTTACAAAGCAGTGTGTCGCCGCCATCTAGAATCTATGGATGTCCAAAATAAGAACGACTCTTTTCTGAAGACTGCGTTTAACAAGGCGGTGAAATCGAGAATGGTCAAATAGAAAGTCCTTTCCAGGTTCGTGTTGATGCCCGCCATTTTCGGTGTAAAGTACACAATGTTTACCACCCTTGATTGTTAAGTGGTATCTCAGCATGAGATTACTCTCGGCACGATGTGCGGGTATGGCCATTGGACCATCTATGACTGCAAACATTGCGGTGTCTTTATCTATACACGAAATCTGATCAATTATTTTTTGAACTTCGGGGAAATCCTTGACTTTGTAGTAATAATAATTATTATTCTTCTTGAACCATGGATCAAGTTTATGAAAGTAATGTTTCTTTGCGTCAGGGATACCCTTCTCAAATTCGTATAAAATCTTATTATAGTTTGCTCGTACAAACCACAGATTTGGGTAATCCATGATATTGTATTCAAACTTGTGAAACATCATATCCACCAAAGTGTTCCTCATACCAACCAGAGGTCTGAGAGGTCTCTGGAAGTAAAGCATATCTATCGGCGACTTTAAATAATCGTGAAGAACAAGAACTACTGGTAGCCACAGAAGACGCCACATTAATTTCTCTGTATAAAATAAAAATGCCAGGTTACGGCAAGCGAATGGAAATGTTTACCCCAGAACCAACCAAGAAAACCCCAGAACTTGAAGAACGATTCAAGGTTCCACTTCTCCCCTCGATGACTCTTGTCCAGTTGACCATTTTTGGTCTTATTTTGGCTTACGCGTGGTCTGTGCGTAAGATGAACAAGGCTGTCGTGTCCACAGCGGCTCTCGCCATTGGTCTTCTCCACATGTATGATCACATGTACCGCGTGAAGCGGGGTGAAGAACGCCTTTTCTTCGCGCCACTCCCAAAGAAGGAGGGGTACTGTGGCGCTTGCCGAAAATAAATTAGCTATACATTGTAAGTATGCACGTCAAGATTGTTCGTAGCCCAGATCGTAAAAAGAAGTTCAGGGCAATCCTAGGAGACGGCAGGACTGTTGACTTTGGTGCCAGTGGGTATTCCGACTACACCAAACACAAGAATCCTTCACGAATGCGCTCGTATGTCCTCAGACATGGTGGTCAAATTCCAAAACGTATTGTGGCTGAACGCCAGCCGGCAATGATACACAGAATGATGCGTAACATAGACAAAAGTGACAAAGAAGATTGGAAATTAAGTGGTATTGGGGGTGCAGGGTTTTGGTCGCGTTGGTATCTCTGGAGTCAACCAACGATTCCAGAGGTACAAAGGTTTATGGCAAAGAGATTTGGAATTAAATTCATCTAATTGTTAGACAACCCACGCCTCTTTAGGTTAGCTTTAAGGTCTGCCATGAGAGCAGCTCTTGGGTTGAGAGGCGGAGGTGGAGGTGGGGGTGGCATGGTCGCACGTCTTGGTGACATACGTACTGGCTGGGCAACACGTTGTACTCTTGGTGCATTTGGACCAGCCTCCTTAAGGACCATTTTACACACTTTGATAAACTTCTTGGCACTCTTCGCTTGATTTTCAAGGGATGGTTCAGCTTTAGCCTTTTTGGGCAACTTCGCCATGAGCTCTTTCTTTGAGAGTTTGACTCTCTTACCCTTGACATCCTTTGTCACCCTGAAGCCAAGCTTCTTGACCTTTTCTTTGAGCTTTTCGTACTCCATTTAATATACACTAACAAAAATTATTGATACCTGACACCAGCTCGTGTCGCTGCATCATCAATTTCGTCAACCATTTCCCACGCCCATAGACACTCTTGTGCGTTTTGGTGTTCACAAATAGAGTGCGCCAAGTCAAGAGCTTCGTGAAGAATCATCTTGAGACGCATCTGCCTCACTGTAATTTTTTTAGGTTCTCTCAAAGAGGGTGCCTCATACATCTGTTGAAGTGCGACGCGGGTGATTTCAGACTTCTTCTGTTCATAATTGATTTCTTCACTTCTTTGGGCTGCGACAACTTGAAGTTTTCTGCGAACGGGTGTTGGTTCAGGTGACCAATACCCAAATTTCTTGAGAGTCTGCACCATTAAATACCTATTGGAAGATATTTTTAAGACCATTTAAGTCGCTCTACAAATCTTCTTAATAAATACGGTGTAAGTTCACTTAAGGAGCCAAATGGCACATATCTATAATCTGGAAAATCCTCACCCATACCTAAAAGTTGTGCAACTTTGTATCTTCTATGTGGAGTACATCGTGCAAATTTGATATCTTCAGAATTATGTGTCGCCAATAGGGTGTGTACATTTTCACTCGCACCCAGAGACATATTGAGACCCTCGCGAAATGATTTATCAACTTCCAATTTATTTGGTAAAAGACCAACCTGTTTACCAAGATAAGCACCCCTCACCAATTTCACACCCAAATTAATACCATGTCTCTCAGCGGCGAGAAGATCCATTTCAAGTTCTTTGAGGGCAGCGCTACGATACATTTGATATGTTTTAAATACATGTGGTTTGTGACGATTGAATTCATGCATCATATCATATGATTCTCGTGAATAAAGGATATCTTCGGCGTCAATACAGACTTGACAATTGTTATTTATCGCGTGTTGAATTATCTTTTTCATGTGCGCCACCGCAAAAGTTGGTGATTCTCTAGATCCAAATGAAGTCATTTTTAGAGCAAACATACTTCCTGGAATAGTTGACATCATGGTCATATTAACATTGCTGACATGTTGTGCGTCATGGAGTTTACAGTTCTCTCTCGCATAATCCAAAATAACTTTAGCGCCAGAGCGATGAACGTCTCTAATGACTTTTGTTAGTTCATGATTGAGTGCTGCATACCTCAGCATATCTTAAAGATATGGTACATTTTTAATACATGGATATGGAGACTCGCACTTTGATAACTAAAGTGCTTCTTCCCCGTATTAGGCAACTTGAGGAAGAAGTCGCCTCTCTACGAAGACACACATGGCCGTATGTTCAATCTCAGAAGGAAACTAATCAACTTGATGACATGCACGCAAAGAGAGACTTTTTCAAAAATCTGGACGATGACACAATCTTGGAACTCTTGAGACTCAAGGCGAGACTCTCAAGAAACCCAGGGCTTCAGGGGAGAGAATATGATGTTATTACGACTTTGCGGAATAATTTTTGTTAGTGTATATTAAATGGCATCATTCCTACTTCAATTTATGGGTTTAGATGCACTTGGTGTATCTGTACCAGGTGCGGGATTATTTACCGCGCCTGTTGTTGCATTTCAAAAAGATAAAGATCTTGATGCGAGTACCATGATATCTCTTATCTGTTCGTGCTTGTGTTCAGCTATGGTTGTGCAGAGAATGGTAAATTTTCCATTTAAATCACCACCTATCATGATGATGTTGGCTGCCTGCTGTTTCTTGAGTTGTTGCTCATCTGTGATGTTAACTAAGGATACTTATGATCGTTTTACTCATAAATCGGAATAGTTTAGAAGAAATCATCCGTTCTGTACATATTCACCGTGTATGAACCAGTTTTACCAGTTACTGAAACTGATTCATTCCCATATATCTCTTCACACCCAATATCTTCCATACAGTCGCGCGCGTTGTGTGTCACGGGAACCGGGTACAAGTTTTCACCACCCGTTGTGGTATAATAGTGATAGCGATCCCTGCGTCCTCTGACCTCTTTACCGTATAGGGGGAGAGTTTCTTCTCCGGAACCCACGAGAATACCCATTTGTTGCATAAAACCGGGTTTGTATTGTTTGATGGGTGGACCTCTGAATTCGGGTTCGCGGCGCCTTTGTCGCCTCTCCATTGGTCTTGGAGGAACTGGCATCACAGGCACTTCCACTGGAACTTCGACAACCTTAGGGTTATAGTATATGTATCCCAAAACGAGAGCAAGTACAATAATAACTAACCACAAGATTTGAGTCTTGTTTTTGTTCTTTATCTTCATTTATAATAGTTAAGGAATATTATTCAGATAAAGACATGAAGGTACTCGCCATAGATATTGGGTATCATAATATGGGACTTGTCCTCGCCGAATGTGGTAAAGGTCCAAAGGTAGATGTAGAATTCATGAAGAAGGCAAGTCTCGAAGACTATAAATATATTCACTCAAATGACATCGTTGATCTCGTTCCGTTATTTGTAGATGCACATGAACATATTTTTGAAAGTGCTGATAAAATTCTTATAGAGAGACAACCACCTGGAGGGTTTACAAACATTGAGGTACTTCTAAATTACATGTTCAAAGATAAAGTCATCTTGGTTTCACCTGTGAGCATGCATACACATTTTGGTATGAGACACCTAAATTATGAGGAACGCAAGGAGCGAACTGTCTCCATTGCAGATAAATATATTGAGGGTGAAATACCCTACGAGAGGAAACACGATATTGCCGACGCACTATGTATGATTTTGTATTATAACTTTAGAGTTTCCGTACACTTTTTTGATAAATTTAGGTTTGACGGGCCTCGGCTCTAATAATTTCTAATGCGTTTGCCACAGATTCTAAAGCGTCAAACATTGTCGCCGCACTACGCTTTTTACAGCACACTCGAATATTTTCAATATTGTATTCAAAAGATTTCTTCTCCTTCTGTTTTCTTTCTTCGTGAGACTTCATAACACCCTTGAGTCTCTCAATCTCCGAATTTAACTTTTGTGTAATGACTTCAATGGCTTCGTCCATCTTTAGGATCTCTTCCTCATACCAGTCAATGTGACGGTTAAGAAGATCCCGTTTCACTTGAGATTTTGTTCTCTCCATCTGTTTTTCAACTCTTTCAATTTTGTCATCAATAATCTGAAGATTGTTTAAATATTTTTGATGATGAAATTCCTTAGATTGCTCGAGAGCTTCAATTTGTTGTTTGATGTCCATTGTGTTGTGTAAACTCTTCGCCCCAAAACTTTATACCAAGCATGCGTTCGTGATAGTCTATAACCATTTTTAGAGTTTCTGATCTTAGACAATCTGTTCCCTTGTAGATCTCATACTCTTTCCGAAGACGATTGAGTTCTTCTTCACGCCAGTGAGGCATTTTACTTGGGTGTTTTACCTTTCACGATCAATCTTAGGTCATCAATAAACGTATCAAAGCGACCAAGGCGATATTGAACGATAGCCCAGAGGAAGAAGAAAACAGTCTTTGTCAAGTTGTTTATATCGTTATCTTCCATCTTGTATATGGGCGACACGACACGGTGCATGAAAGTCTCCTCCTTTTGCTGTCCTGTGACCATCATCTCAGCTTGAGTAAGAGCGCACGTATCATCGTTGACACTCCAATGATAGAACAAAAATGGGATAAGTATGGAATAAAATTCAAGGTTTCTGCGATCATTTGTAAATGGAACTACCAGAATACCTATGAGAAATACAAGATGAATCCAGAATATTATGTTCATCTATTATAAAATGAACCAAGAAAATTTTGACGATCAAATGATCAAACAACAGGCACTTGAAAATCGTCGTGATAGTTGGAATGAGCAACACGAATCTATATTGCGTCAATGGGGTGAGGCTTCGGGGTGTTACAGGTACATGCATCACCGAGCGTTCCTGATGTACAAGGGATTGAGTATGCGTTTTACTTTACCTGTCATTGTACTTTCAACAATCACAGGTACTGCGAACTTTGCTCAAGAACAGTTCCCCGAGAACCTCCGTGGTATGGTGCCATCTGTCATTGGTGGTCTTAACCTTATCGCAGGTCTCGTCGCGACCATTATGCAATTCCTAAAAATCAATGAACTTATGGAGAATCACAAGGCGGCGGCGCTCTCATTTGGTCTTCTTTCCAGAAATATTAGATTAGAATTAGCTCTCGCTCGTGAAGAGCGTAGTACAGATGGTTTGGAATTTGTTACCAGATGCAAGAATGAATATGACCGTCTCATTGAACAGTCACCAAGTGTTCCATCAACTATCCTTGCAGAGTTTGAAAAGGAATACCCACTTGACAATATGTTCACGAAGCCTGAGATTCTCGATGTCCGAGCGATTCCCAAGTTGAAACTACCAGGTTTCACAAATATAAGATCACACACGGGTTCAAGTGTCATCTCCGAATCAACAAAGGGTGGACCACTTTCCAGGATTGGAGAACTCGTAAAAGGGAGGGAAGAGTATGAAGCAAAAATAAAGATCCTTGAAGAGATGCAGTCTGAATTAGACGAAGAAGAAGAACTCACATCGGTGGTCTCTGAAGAACCGATAGACGTCGAGCAAGGTACACAAGAAGAATAAACATGCCGACATTAGTTAAAATAGAACAAACCACATATGGTAAAATTTTCTTTCTTAAAGGTTTTACGATACGTTCATGTAGTGCGTCATTTTCAAGCACTAAATCTATGGCTTGATTAGTAAGATCATCAATGGATTCTTTCATTAAAATTATCGAACAAAAAAAAGAAGAATCCTTTACCACGACGATTCACACACAGCAAATTGAAGCCCTGAAGAAATACATTCGCGAGGGTAAAAATGTATTTATATGTGGGAGTTCGGGGGTTGGAAAATCGTATGTACTGAAAAATGTTCTTAATGATTCAAATAGTGTTGAAATAGAAAGAAATCATTTAAGTGCGAAGTCGCATTTTTTGACATTCATACGAAATGCACCGAGACATGCATTCATCGAGGATTATGATGGCGATTTTAAAAGTCTCATTGAAAGTGTTTCTGATGGTAAAAAGTTAACAAGAGGTTCACTTGTGGTGACATCAATTAATATGTGTATGTACCCAAATTTTGAAATTATTTTCATACCCAAACACAAACCTGAAAAATTGGTGTCACTTGTTGAAAATGTAACTGATAAAGTCGTGAATGCATCCATAAGAGCAAATGGAAATATAAGAGATTTTATGTCGTATATAGATGATTATGATTCCAAAGATATATTTAAAACTCCTAAGGAATATATCGCGGATGTACTTTGTTCGGATGAAGAATGTAAAATAATTAGTCATGTCGAAGAACATGGTCATATTTGGGATGTTTTTCAAGAGAATTATTTAGATTCGGAGGGCGTTGATGTGACTCGTGCGTCTGAATCATTTTCATTTGCAGATGTTGTGGATACATGTATATATTCAAGTGGGAATTGGGAACTTATGCCTCACTTTTGTTTAAACGCGGTCGCGATACCGAGGGCTTCACTCGGTAAAAAACTTGTGAAAGATAAGATTAGACCTGGAAGTAGCTGGACGAAGTATGGCAACTATAAAATGAGATCTAAAAAGTTGGTTGAAATACAGAGAAAATCCATGGGTATTCTCACGATAGAACATCTATGTCTTATCAAAATGTATGCCGAAAGTGGAAATGTAGAAAAAATGTTAGAATATAACTTAAGTCCACAAGACTTTGACGTTATGAATCATCTTGCAGTTGGAAGTAAGTTAAAACAGAGAGACGTAACAAAAATAAAAAAAGCTCTCAAAGATGCCATCACAAAAGGAACTTGAGAAAGTTTTTGAAAATATTCTTACCGGTGCGGTGGATAATAAGGGAAAGCCTGGTGAAGAGGAAGAACCCGAAGTTACAAAAACTATCGGGAATGAGATCCACTTTTATGGTGAAATCACCCCTGAAAATACCCTCGAGTTTGTGGAAAGTTTCCGAAAATTGGAAATTCATCTTCTTAAACAAAAAGCGGATCTCATTGGGTATGAACCGGAAATTCGAATTCACATCATGAGTGAAGGTGGTGACATGTTTTCCGGTCTCCTTCTCAAAAACATACTTGAAAAATCGAGGGTTAAGGTTGTGACGATCGCTCAAGGCTCGTGCTGTTCGGCGGCTACTTTCATGTTTTTGGGTGGTTCAGAGCGTCGCATGGGTGAAAATGCGTACCTTCTGATTCACCAATTAAGTACAGATTTTTGGGGTAAGTACCAAGATCTCAAGAGTGAGATGAAGAGCTGTGATAAGTTTATGAGCGCTCTTAAGAAAATGTACATGTCAAAGACGGAAATTCCCGAAAAGAAATTTAAGAGATTGATGAAGAAAGACCTCTTTTTGTCGGCATCAAAATGTCTAAAGTATAAGATTGCTCACGCGATTGACTAATAGTAACATAGCGTTTGTAAAGACCAAGTAAACACAATACAATGAAAATTATTGCGAATGTATTTGCATTCATAGATAGATTTGTGCGTTCTGGTGGCCTAAGTCGTTCCATCCTACCATAATTTACAACTGGCAGTGAAGACATCTATTTAAAGTTGAGAAATTAATTAACTCTATAATGGAACGACTTATTCGAGAAGACAAGAATAACCGAGAACGATTTACAGACATTCGTGTGGAAGATCTCAACGACGGGACAGCTGATATCGTAAAGACAACTGGGATGGTTGGTAGCGATAAAGTCACCGAATCAAGAACCAATGTTAAGACTGGTTATGAAAAGGCTCTCGTGCGAGCCAAAACGATGTGGAACAATGAGAGGACGAAGGCTATTCAGATTTTGCCCATGTTGGCCAATAAATGGGAAGATCGAAAGAAGTACATTTCCGAACCCTTTTATGTTCAACCCAAATTGGACGGTGTACGTCTCCTTGTGTCGACAGCGGGTTGTTTTTCAAGAACCGGTAAAGTTGTCAAGGGTCTCGAACATCTCACCGAAAACCTAAAGGATGGTGAATGGCTGGATGGAGAGTGTTACGCACCAAATTTAACTTTCGAAGAACTTACGAGTGCTTTCAAAATGAATCCCCAAAGTTTGGATTTTCATGCATTCGATTATTTCGACATGAAACGACCATACTTACCTTTCGCAGAAAGACAAAAAATACTCAAGAATAAGACGCCAATCATGGTTGATACATTTCTCATCGACAAAAAGTCTGAAATTTTAGATTATCATAAAATATTTGTTGACCAAGGTCACGAGGGAATCATGATTCGTGAATCCACGAGTGTCTATGAAATTGGAAAGAGGAGTAATTATCTTCTCAAATTTAAGGAATTTCAAACAGAAGAATATGAAATTGTGGGTGCCAATACGGGACATGGTAGAGATGCAAACGCCGTCGTTTGGGTCTGTAAAACTCAAAATGGTCATGAGTTCACAGTGAGACCCGAAGGAACTATCAAGGAAAGAGAGCGACTTTACCGTAACAGAGATCAATGCATCGGGAAGCAACTCACAGTTAGATTTCAAAATTTAACAGCTCTCGGCGTCCCAAGATTTCCGGTAGGTGTGACGATTCGGGATTATGAATAATGTCAGTAGAAATAAATGAATACCAAACTCGCTGTGGATGTAGATGAAGTTCTTGTAAAATTTGTTGAACCTATGGCTAAATGGAGAGGGGTTCCCTTACCCACGACACCCAAATATAAGTATCTGTATAGAGAAATTTTTAATTGTACAGAAGAACAGTCTCAAGAAATTCTCCACAAGTTTTATCGTTCTAAGGACTTTCTATACCTCAAACCAATCCTTGGTGCGCAACCAGCCATGCAAAATTTCAAACGTGCATTTGATAAACTCTATATAGTGACGGGTCGTCAGGACAGTGTCAGAGAAGCGACAGAGTTGTGGATTGAACGGTATTTTCCGGGTGTATTTGATGACGTCATTCTTACAAATAGTTTTACTGAGAATGAAGTCAAAAAGGTTGATGTGTGTCGCGCTCTTGGTATTGGGTGTATCATCGACGATAGTATACAAACCTGTGACGAATGCATTGAAGCTGGTATGGACGCTATAAACTTTGTGGGTGAAGATATATATCCATGGTGTGAAGCGAGTGAAATTAGTATGAGAGGGTGGGGAAGTAATCAACGAGGTATTGTTGAAGTGTAATACTCAATGTATAGAATGACACGATCTTCTTGGGATGTATTCTCCGCCCAATGAGGGAATTGAGCATTCATTACAATATGTTTCCCATCTTCTTCCTCTATGTCACCGAGTGTTTGGTGATGTAAAAAACACCCCTTTGGACACTTGAGACCGAGGTGATAAGTAAATCTGTAACTTGGACCAACGCGATCTGTGTGTTCTTTTAATTGTACACCCGGTTTCATAAGGGCAAAACCAGCTATATGTATTCCCTTGATTTGAGAAAGTAACTCGTGTGTTTTTGGACATTTTAGACAATTTCCAAGAACTGGCTTACCTTCCCAAACAAGAGGCCAGCTTATCCAACTATCTTGGACATGTGTTTGTCCACCTTTGAGCCAACCGCACTTTCCAGATGTATATTGAGCTACGATCTCTTTTAGAACTTCTGAACCCTCCCAATGCCCCGTTGGTCTGGGCTTTTCAGAAATGAATGTATTGGGGAGGACATCTAATTCTTCTCTAAGGGTTTCCCAATGATCTTTGAGTTCTTTGAGCTCCATTTAAATGAGATGAGATATTAGATGTACCTTCTTTTATGCAGACCCATTGTCATTGTACCACAGAATATGTTGAGTGCCAGGGAGTGTCGCATTGTTCAAGTAAGACCCACACAACAGGAAAATAGATTAGATGTTGAAATCTTAGAGGCACCACCAATTAATGTTGATTATCTTGACAATTTGGATGAAAAATTGTTAAGGTAATGAGATGCACCTGGCGTGATTCGAACACGCGGTCTCCTCCTTACTAAAGAGGCGCATTAACCACTATGCTACAGGTGCTTGATCTCCCTTGACCGGATTCGAACCGGTGGCTTCTCGATTAACAGTCGAACACTCTAACCAACTGAGTTACAAGGGAATATTCCAGTGTGGATGATTCGAACACCCGACCCGTGGAGATCTATATCATACTACTACAATCCACTGCTCTTCCAACTGAGCTAACACTGGTTTAAGCTTCTACTAGGGTTCGAACCTAGGGTGGCGGATCGTCTTCGTTAAAGTCAAAGTCCGCAGTGTTACCACTACACCATAAAAGCTTTGGTTGAAGAGAGATTCACACCCCCACTTCATCAATAGATTGATTCTCCCCTTTAAGCTCGTTTACATATTTAAAGTGGAATAATGTTAATGAAAAAATTCCAGCTGAAACATTTGTAATGGTCATGGGAATGACATTGTAATGTACAGAGTAAATTAGAGCTAGTATACTCGCCAGTAAATTTAGATGTAGAAATGGGTAGCTAATGGCTTTCGCATCCTTGTGTTTGTAAACATGGGCAACTTCTGGTACAAACATGAGACATATTAAAATGGAACTCACGAGTCCAGAAATATCTACGAGATTCATCCTTACCCTATAATATTTTCTAATGTTTAAGTAGGTATGATTTGGGTCATCTTTGTCCTTTTATTGGTCGCCACACTTCTTGCCACCTATCGCCGTCAGACGAGGGAAGGGTACGACTACAAATGTTTTTTACTCACCCTCCCCAAGGAAGATTTGAGACGCAGGAGGTTTATGAAGTATCACAACCCCGAAGTTCCAGTTGAAGTTATCTATGGTACAGATACGAGAAACATAAAAAATGCACGGAAGTTTGAACATCAAATTGACGCGGAATACTTTGAAAAGGCTGTAGAAATGCATTACAATCCAAATGTTAAAAGACCTGATATTACATATTTTAACATGGGAGCGATTGGATGTTTCATGGGACATATGGATTTTTATAAGAGATGTTTTGACCAAGGTCTTCGTTACGCGGTCATCTTTGAAGATAATGTAATTGTAAAATCAAATAAACTCTACGATGAGATTCAAAAAGTTATTGACGAGAGAGGTGACGAATTTGAAATGTGTTTCTTTCATTGTCTCTCAAGACTCCCAGATAAGATAGATGGAAAACTTGAAAAGGTAAAGTGGATTTCAAGTACAAAGTGTTATTTGATAAATGTTCAAAATATGAAGAAGTATACACATCACTTTTTACCCATGGATAATCACATTGATATGAAACATGAGGATTTAATATCAGCGGGTGCTCGTATATACTATAAAGACATGAGAAAGCACATGAAAATTGATCGTACCCACAATAGTACAATCGGTCACAGTGAACATGGTCGTCCACGATATTTTTCAAAAAACTATCCAACTGCGACACCAGATGATGTAAAGTGGGGATACTAAACCCATGGAATATCTTGAGGTCTGTGACGACACGCCCTTTTCAAGAAATCTGTAAATTCTGTAAATTGATCTACAGATTTCATTGAATCTAACATCTTCTCAACATAATTGTTGTAGCCCGTGTGTTTTCCCGAATGAATAATACGGTCATCCCTCACACGGAGTACAAACTTACCAAGGCGTGTTGGTAACATTATGAGGTTCGCACTCGCGTTTATATCGTACCCGGATTTCACAACTATGGGATGTTTCTTGAACTGTTTAGGAATAATGTGATGATCCTCAACAAGACCCTTTCCATGAAGACCCCAGCGCACCTTGAACATCTTGCGCGCTAGAGAGCCATACCTCATTATAATATACAATTATTTCTTATTTGACCAATTCTCAATAAATCTGTGATAGTCTCCCATGTTGTGGTCTGGAATACCTTCGGCAA